GGAACAAACACATGAAAGGAGCCAGCAATATATGTCGGCTTACCCAGTTCATAACTCTAACCAACATAAGAGATATTATTTATGCGGTTCATCCACCCCCGTTTGAACTTGTTGTTTGCTGGGCGTTTCCGGCATATATCCTCGATAAAATCAAACCGTGCAATCTTGATCTGGTCAAACAGTTCACGCGGATTACGGGAATTAACTGCGGCAATGGTCTTGGGACCTACAATGCCATCCACTGTAACACCAAGCAAGCGTTGAGGAATCTTAATTCCGTGCGCACCGGATGCCCAGACCCAATCAACCAATATATCAGCAACTGATTGCGATTTTATCTCATCAGCCTTCCATCTGTCCCAGTACATGGTTTTCAAGATTTCCGTCCATTCCTCTTTTGTGAGATTTTTCAATCTTTCAACTGTAGGCTTGGAATATCCTTTCTTTCGGCAATATGCCTCATAGGTTCCGATAGTCACCCCCATATTGGTAGCCCCTCCCAAATCGTCAGGGTCATTTACAAAACCGCCTTCCCATTTCAGAATAAACGGTGCAAGTTTTCTTACGTCAGTCATACTACTCATTAATTATAATTATTCGATTTTATTTTCTTTGAATTCCGGCAGGATATATTGTATGTTAACCGCTGCTTCATGCAAGACCTTATGAAGTTCATCTTCATTCAAATCCGTTTCATCTGTAAACTCACAAAATATATTTCCAACCCAATCTTGAGATGAATTAAGCCGTTTAATAGCGACGCTGTTGCATCCATTTGTTGATAATAGAGATTTGGCAACCTTATCCTTAACTTGATTATCAATATCTGAATAGAACATGAAAAGATTCTTTGCGAGATTTTCTGCAAAAACGGCCACTTCACTCATGGGAAGTGATTGGATGTTTTCACGCATTCCGGCTATACCTTTTCGTTTTACCTCGAACTGCACCGAAAGAAAAGCTATATGCCCCAAAGGATGGGGTTGTACGATATATACCCTGTCTGCTTTCGTTTCATAAAGTACACGCCACAGCTCACCGAACACCTTGGCGGAGTTCTCGCTGCGGTGGTAACTTCTTCTTTCCTCCTCTTTTTTAAAATATTCCACTTTTAAATCAGTCAGTTTGTTTTTGGTATACTGATTATAGGCGAAATAAGCTGCCAGCAATGTTCCGGCAGCACTAATAATGTTTGCAATATCTATCTCCATTACATTCACCGTTTAATTATTATATGATAAATTATTCATCCTGTTTCCTTTATTTCTCAACTGTCCCTATCTTTCCTGAAAAAATGCCTAGAATTTATATATATGCAAAATAAATCCATATCCATATTGCTTACTATTCATATTTCACTATCTTTGTCAATACTTTGTTGACCTGATTCTTTCAAAACTATTATTGATTGGATTTAACCTCCCCCCGTCAGACTGTGAAGCCAGACGGGGGATTCCATTATTCGACAGATAGACAATAAAAAAAGAGCCTGATGACAATATTTATTGCCATCAAGCTCCTGGTTACTCTGCAAAGATAGTGAAAACTATTCCATATTCAATCCATATTGAAAAAAATAATCAGGAGCAATATTCCGATCATCCGGAAAATTTAAAGAGTTACAATATTAATAGAAAACAAATAGGATTCATGAAATCTACCGGTTGTCTATAAAATCAGATGTTTCTAAGCCCTTATCAGGAAATATCTTTACTTTTCTCCTTTTTCTTTGAACGTTTTTCAAGTCACGTACTATGGTGCTGGAAAGTATCTCTGAATAAATCTGTGTGGTCTTTACGGAAGTATGTCCGAGCAGCTTCTGGACTGTTGTAATCGCAACTCCCTGATGGATCAGCAGGGTGGCACAGGTATGACGGCTCACATGATAGGTTATCCGCTTTTTGATACCACACAATCCGGCCAGCTTTCGAAGCTGCCTGTTCACCTCCGAGTTGCAAGGCAGGGCTGCAAGACTGCCGATATCCGGATAGCGGTCAAGAATGCCCAATGCCCTGCTTTCAAAAAGCAAATGCAACGGCAGACGGATTTCCACCCCTGTCTTGACGGATTTGAAGTACAGCCACCTCTTGCCGTTTATCCTGATAAAATTCTCAGGTGTGAGCTGGCAGAAATCAGAATAACGCAAGCCGGTATAACAGCAGAATAGGAAAGCATCGAGCACATGGCGCATGGACTCTTCTTCCACTTCGACTGTTTCCAGCTTCTTCAACTCGTCCGGGGTAAGAAACTCATGTCTGCCTTTCTCCTGCTTGATCTTGTATTTCCGAAAGGGATAAGCGTCCGCGTGCATGTATCCCTAGTTGATTGCCTCATTGACCAAGGTACGGAGCTGTCTCATGTGCTTGGCTATCGTATTGACCGCGTTACCTTTTTCTCTCAGGTATTGTTCAAAATCACGAAGGAATGTATAGGTAAGATCCTTGAAGTCCAGCCCGGAGCGGAAATCATGCAGGACCGCCAGTGTCGTATGCAGGTTATCCTTGGTAGACTGCTTCTTGTCCGAATTGTTAATGGCTGATTTGGCGAAAATGGAGAAGCTGACATTCACGGCACTTTTCTTTTTGACGGCATCTTTCAGTAAAGAGAGTGTGGCAGGTATTCCACGCTTCCAATACCCTAACTCTATGCCTTGCAAATACAGGATGTATTCATAGAGCATTGCGTTAAGTTCCTCAGCTTGTGGATGGTTAATGACTTGTGCCCCTTCACGGCTCCAGCACTCCGGTTTGAGGTACACGTTTGTCTTCAGGTAGATTTTCCTTTGGTTTAAATAAGCTTCAACCTGTACAAGGGCCGTGCCTTGCTTATTCAGTTTCTTTTGGCGGTTAAAGACCAACCTGTATCGTATCTTCTCTAGCATATTTTTATTTTAAATTTAGCTATTTCCTCCAAAATAATCAAATTCGACAATATTAATCTTATAATCTCGACCTGGGGGGACTTCTGCAAAATCCGTACTCTACAAATAAAGGGTTATTGCCTAGTGGAACTGATTAAAATGATGTAACGGAGAATGGGCTTTATAGATTAAACGGAGGTTCTTATATTAATTTAGCTGGTAATAGTTATGGGATATTGTCTGTTTTATCATATCCTAATTTTGTTATCTATCAGAAATATGTAGCTGCATTATCCACAGGTGGAAATACATATATAAGGCAATATTATGGCGGTGTATGGACGGAATGGGTTAAATTAAATTAGACTTGTTTTTATAGGTTGATTCCGACCTGGGGGAACTGATTGGTACGGCTACGGCTAATAAGGATGGATTAATGCCTGCCGGACAGGTATTTACTAACCCTGGTCGTGCTTTAAATGCTGGTCAAGTATGCCTATTATCTACTTCTAGATATACCAATGCATTTAATATTATCGTTTGGCACCCATGGAGAGGAATGGCATCATATCACATATTGTTATCTGATGATTCTAGCAAAGCGACATATAAAGTTATAGCATTGTCCAATTTATCATCACAGAAATTTTATGTTACAATAAGTGACAACAAGACTATAAGTATTTATTTGAAAAATAATTCGGAAGGTCCAATGAATTTATCAATACAGCCAGTTACCAGTTTTAAAACTACTCCTGTGATTGCAACATTGCCGGAAGATGCAATTGAAGTTGTTGTTGAATAATAATTATACAATTCATGCTAAAAATCAGAGCTGGGGGAACTGATGACAAAAAGTAACTATATAAGAATTGAAAACATGACAATGAATTTTCCTATCTATAAGCTATCTTTTGTCAGAAATGAAAACATGGTAATATCCATTATAGGAGAAGGTAATTCAAATTTAGCAGATAATTATATCATAATGAAAAACCATAATGGTAACCAATTGTCTTTCTTAAAAAATAATGGTCCTAAAAATATATTACTATATATTGCCAATAACAATGAATTATATATTAAACTCAACTACTATTCACGTGTTATTGTCTATTTTCAAAATAAAGAGCCACAAAATAATGCTCTCTCAGCAACTAAAGTAGATATAGATATTAGTACGCTCACACAGGTAGGAATTTAAACAAGAATTTCTGCCTGTCGGCGATTATCAGATTTGGAAGAAATCTCTATATCTTGAAAAATATAGCGGTTTATTCAGATATTTATTACCTTTGCGCTGCACATGGCGTTGTGCATATCAAGATCGGGTGGAACCGGCTTGTACCGGACCACCCGTTTTTTATACCCAAGAATCCCCCCAGAAGTACAAATAGGTAAATTTTATGTCAAAGAAACCATCATCCAAGAAGACCAATTTGTTCCCCATTTTAGTCTAATATATAATTTTCCTATGTTATAATAACAAACTTGTAAAACCATGATGTTATTAACAGGTAATACTATTAAGATTCCATTATTATTACTATTAATAGATGGCATGTTAATGTCGCTAGGATAATTGCGATATATCCCTCCTGATATAAGTTCATTTGCATCCCCGAATGATGAGCTATTATCAGCTTCTGGTAATTTCCATAGCTTCAAACCAGTGAACAGTCCCCCCAGATCGGTATCATGGACTTTATTCTGTTAAGATTTTAGTCCAATTTTGCCAATTGTTATACCATTGTATACGTTTAAATACATTATCGTGTCGGAAAAAAAACTGAAGTTTACAACTACTCGATCCGTCCATAAATCCCAATGTCAATAGACCTCCCGGTGAAGAATCTATAGGTAAATTGACAGAACCAGTATATGCAAAAATAAATTCATTCATTGGGGTTTCATTAGCATCCACTACCTTCATTCCTTTATCCTTAATGCATGAGGCAATCCCTATCAGTTCCCCCAGCTCTGATTTTAGGTTAGAATCACGTAAAAAGAATGTCAATAGCATCATCTGGAAATGAATCCACCTTTGATATCGACGAATCAAGAACATAATTATTGTACGATTCAACCGATGCGTAATAAATACGTCCCAATGGTACCATTATATAGATATTTTTGTCTGAATCAACTTTTAAATTAATCCAATCCTCGTTATTACCGGCAGCTTTGACTGTACCTGATGAATTTTTAAATATGCAAATATCTATAATCTTACCATTTATAATATCAGCACCATGTAATATTATACCTACATAATTTGCTGTTAAGTTTCCCAACTTATAGATAGTCCCATTCCCAAATGCAAAACTTTGCATCCTATCCCTCATTATTTTATATTCAATCAATCCGCTTTTCGTAGTTGTTGCAATCGGCAGAAGTCCCCCCAGTTTTGATGCAAGTGCCTGCATCGTCATTTGTGCGGCATCTCCGCTATTTTGTAAAACTCTTACATTTGCGGCATCTGTCACAGTCGGAAGTTCATTTTCATACACGTCATTTCCTGTTGCAGCAACGGCTGCAAATGTTGAAGTTTCTGACAAAGCCATAACCATTCTTGTGGAAACCATGTCCACCATCTCATCCACTGTTACATTCTGTTCGTTACCGTCTTTATCAACAGCCTTAAAACCAACAATATTGTCTAAATTCAAATCACTCATAATATCAATTTTTATAAAGTTTCTATTTCAGATTCAAGCTCAATGATATGGTTGTCTATACACGTGTTCACCTCATCATTGAAGTTCGCTATATCTAGCTCCACACATCCGGCACTTGACCGGGTGCTGCTGTAAATACGGACATAGCCGCCGTTATTCAACGTTTCCTTCGCCAGCTTCAGTTTCGCCAGTTCGTCATTGATCCGGCTGGCGCGTTCCAAATTCTCAATTTTCATGTTGTTCCTCCTTCTCTTTATATGTCTTCAAATAATGTTCAAACGAATCGGCAAATGCTCCGGTAAAGGTCGGATAAGCGAACCGGATTATTTCAATCTCCTGCCCGCTTAAGTCCACATTGCCTTCCGCATTATAAATCTTCTCGGAAAGACAATGCGCTCCGATATTATCAGGCACTTTGGTATAAAGGTTATTTGCCAAGCTATATGCCACATCACAGGCAACCATTTCTTTCTTGTCTATCCCCGTGTACATGGGGAACTGTTTAAAATTTATTTTCATAATCATTACATTTTAGTTCCAACAATCAATCCAATTCATAAACCACTTGTTATTATGCTTGTCATAATACATTGCTGCCGCCTTTGACTTGGCCAGACTTATCGAAGTGCTGACCTCCCCGGAATTCCAGCCGACAAGATTTGTTCCGGCTATGGTCACATCACCACCAGAAACGTTTCTTATCCAGTAGAATTGCCCGTCCTCCGCAGTGGACGGAACAGTCAGCGTAATACCGGACGTTACAGCCATGATAACACTATCCATCACTGACAAAGTTGTGCTCTTGCTTATTCTGCGCAATCTGAGCCTAAACCCACAGATGTCCCCCTTGACGATATACAACGCATGATTCCCGGTATACTGAAAATCATTATCATCATAAGCATGGGAACCTTGTATGTCAAAATACATGCCCACATTGCCATACGCCGTATTCGTTATATTCCTATTAACCGAAATACGGGATGGGCATAATATTGCCCCCCCACTAGATGAAGGAAAAGTATCCGCTCCAATAAACACGCTTGAATAACTTCCGGTAAATCTTACCAAGTTGGCGGAAAGGAGCATGGCATTATTTCCGCTAACAGCCTCCAAACTTGCAGATGATATGGTAAAACCACCAATATTCCCTTTTGTAGATGTGATTGTTCCAGTAATCTCTGCATTCTTACATTTGAAATACCCGGTTACGCCATTGATAAGAAGAGTTTCACCTTCATCGTTGTGGGATTTAAGCACATTGTTTTTGAACATGAATCCGGCCACATTCGCACCATCGGCGAAAAGGGTATCAGTAGCGATATTCACAAACTTCTGCATGGCTTCCCAGTTCGAATCCCCGTTGGCTGATGTGGGTGCAGCGGTAACGGAAGCACCGTAATTCTTTACAAGGAAATTATAATAAACTCCCCCTATCAGATATATGACCTTATCCCGGTAATCCGCATTCCAGACGTAAGTCTGTCCGGAAGCCCATACGCCTCTGTCACGGGGAAACGCCCCTGTTGCTCCTGTCGCTCCTATGGCTCCGTCTTTAGCAACCCCCACACCTTTTTCAGCGACAAAATTATTATTCCATGCGTTTGCGTCCGACACGGATTTATAAGCCCGGACGGCGAACTGGGTGTATCCGGCCGTCGCAGGAACGGATATCTGGCTGTTCAGGGTCGCACCCACATGCGCCAACCAGCTTCCGTTGTATTTGCGGGCTGCCAGATAAAGCGTGCCACACGTGCTCACATTGCCTGCCACATTCTGCTTGCAGGTAACTAAAAATGCAGATGGGGACGGCGTGCCCGTCGGCGTGAAGTTGATCACACTGACAGGACTGTCCAGCCAGTAGGATGCCGACGGTCCGACGGGTGCGACCATCTCCTGCCAGTCCGCATGTACCGTCCGGTCCGATGATTTGCCGGCGAGAATGTATCCGCCGTCCTTTTTCCTTCGGTAACTGCCGTTTCTGAACCTTGCGATCTTGATGGGAGGATTGGAGGTCTCCACTTTAGAAAGATAGGAACCTCCGGCGAAAGTCACCGTACTGTTCTTCGCATACGGGGTATTCGCCGACTCCCAATGACCTGCGGCGGTGATGCTCTCACCGTCCTTTCCGTCACTGCCGTCCACAACCATCGGAACAGTCTCGACATCAACCGCCTGACCGTTCACGTAGAACACGAACTTCAAGCTACTGGTAAAATTACCGGAAGCCACACCGACACCGTCACCGATGGGAACCTCGGCCGCACCGTCACGGCTGTACTTCAACTCCCCGTCCGTAGTGGCCGTAGTGACCGCACCGACTGTCTTCATACGCCGGCAGGAAACCGAAGCCACACTGTAACCGCCGTTCTTGTTCTTGCTGACCATCGTGGCCGAAGTGACAAGGCTATAAATCACCGCATCGGAACCATCCGCACCACCACGGACACCGGTTATCTTGAAAGTCAGTTCGCGGGTATAGAGCTGCCCGTTCTTCATTGCAGCCAGTGTGATGGTGACCGTATTCTGTTCCGGAACCGACTTTCCGGCAGCGACGGATATCGCCACCGCTCCGGTGGCCTTGCTTGTGCTTGCCGTGAAACCGGCAGGCGTGCTGACTGTCAAAGTTTCAAGAGGAAGTTTCTCAGTACCGTACCACATGGACACATGGGTGGTCCATGACTGTGCGATAGCAGTAACGCCGGTACTGGTAAGAGCGACGCTCACCATCTCATTGTCAAGGTCGGCCATGACATTCGGCTCCCCGTCCTTGCTCCATCGATGCACAGGGGCCGGATCGCTGAATTCTGACCACACGCCGTCACGCTTCACACGTTTGCACGCCCATTCCACCTGATGGTCGGCATCCACACCAAGGAAATCATCTGTCCAGCCTTCCGGAACATAATCATCCTGCTGTTTCGAGTCCGGCTTGTCAGGGGTAAGACCGATGATGTTGGTACGGGTGTAGATCCACTCGTAACCTTTGCCGTCCTTACCGTCAGTCCCGTCTTTGACCATGACCATCCACAAACCATTCCGGTATATGTAAGTACAATGGTCAGCCGTATTTCGGTAGCTGTCACCCTCCTTGGGATTGGACGGATGGGATGCGAACTCACCCAAGAAGGTGATACTCTCACCTTTAAGTTCACGACCGTCCAGCAGCATCTCCCAGTCTTCATGCACGGTCCAGTCGGCTGACTTCCCGGCAAGGATATAACCGCCATCCTTTTTCTTTCGATAATTGCCGTTCCTGAACCTTGCAATTTTAATCGGAGGATTGGATGTTTTCACCTTGGAGATAAAAACACAGCCCGCCAAAGTGACCATGGTATTGACCTCGTATGGGGTCTTAGAGGATTCCCAATGACCGCCACCTATTACAGACAGGCCCGGATCACCCTTGTCACCTTTGGCCACTTGTTTCAGCCATACCGGATTATCATCTGACGGTTCTGTTGTCGTTCCGTTATCATCAACACACAACCACAAAGCCCCGTTATGTGACACCCGGTCATAGTAGGCGTACTTACCTGCAACCCATTCACCTTTATCCAGAGGTACACGCACTGTCTGTCCGGTGATCTCATCCACCTGAAAGATAAGCCCCGTCATGATGATATCCTGCAATACTGCCGAAAACCTGTCGCAGTTGATCCCATTGATGGTCATACCCTTCTTCTTGCCGAACCAGCTCTTCAT